ATGAACCTAGTGGAAGTATTAGTATGAAGACTTATATAGAATACAGCTTTAATAAAGATTTGCTACTATATTGCTCAATTGGACTAAACATTGGATTTGCGTTAGGATTATTAATCATATGAATACTGGAAAGTATCTAAACCTTAATTTAATTACTGAAGGATTACCAATAACAGATGTACAGACATTATATCATGAATTCTTTTTTAGGAAAGATTATACTTGGTGGCGTGACGTTAATGAAGGTGACGTGGTTGTCGATATTGGTGCTTGTGTTGGTTTCTTTACTTGTCATGCTTTGGATCGTTCTGCAAGTCGTATCGTCAGTGTCGAACCTAGCAAGCCGCTTCTAAAAACCCTTTTAAGAAACGTATCAGATTACTATATAGATAATCAGTCTTGTCCTGTTGAACCAATACATGCAGGAATAGGATCTACTTCTAACCATTTTGATAATATCTTTTGTGAAAGTGGTAGTGATTACGAAAAGATGTCGTTCTTAGACTTAGTCGTTGATTACAATATACCAAAAATAGATTACTTAAAGATTGATTGTGAAGGTGGTGAGTATGGTATCTTTACTGATATAAACTTTCCATATCTACGACAGCAAGTAAAACATATCGCAGTTGAGTTTCACCTAGACGCCTATTCAGGTTGTGTACACAATTGGAAAAAATTTAGAGATGGTTTACTAAGGAAGTTTGATGTAGATCAAGTTCGCTTTCTTGAACATGAAGATAGAGAAAAAGCCTACGACGATAATTTCTTAAACGCCGGAGACTTTTCTAAATGGAGTTCTTTTATGTTGTATATTACCAATTCTTGATATAAACCATAAAGCTCATCGGTACATGTTTGTGCCAATCATTTTTAAATATCTTTTCTATCATCGTTGGATCTTGAAAGTATAATCGGTTTTGATCTCGAGCTACTTTCAGAAACTGATCTCTCCAGTCAAGAAACTTTTGGTTAGCTCCATACTGAGTAGACAAATAAACGCGACAGGCAATATGTCTAACCTGAGTTAATAAAAAGTCTCTGTGTTCCCAATGAAGAATATTAAACTCTGCACCACAAGCATCAACCTTTAAAAAGTCAATAGTTTTTAAATCGTAGTACTCTATTAATTCGGGCAAGGACATTAACTTAGGTTCTTCGGTATCTTCGATTAATGAAGCAGACTTATATATGTTAGATAGATCAACATCAGTTCTACCCATAGCCGCATGAATAGGTAATACTTTTGGTTCTTCTTGACTGAACATGTGTTCCGATACGTTCTTACACGCAGTCTTAAGTAATCTTTTGTTCGGCTCAATCATATAAACTTTCCTTGCACCAGCATCTAAAGCTTTAGCGGAAAACATACCAATTCCTGCGCCAACATCAACTACCATATCATCAGGCAAAACATCATACCACCAATCATAGTCTTTTGTTACAAACATCTGATTGTGCAGGTTAGTGACTTCGTTCATTGACATCCCTGCGGTGTCCATTTCATAATTCAAACTTTTAACATCAAACATGATCTACCTCATTTTATATAAATAGTATTAATAAACAATTATAGAACTATTTATTGGAATTGAGACCATGCCAGAAATCATTAACAATTACTTATCTCCATCGAATTTTGCGATAAGCATATCACGTATACCTAACGTTGAGTTCTTTACTCAACAGATTACGATACCATCTATTAGTGCTACTCCTGTTGCCATTGATACTCCTTTGGCTGCGATTTATATGGAACAAGATAAACTTAACTACGACGATTTAACTCTAAGTTTTATCGTTGATGAGAATATGAATAACTATAAAGAAATATTAAATTGGATGGAAGGTATTGCTTCTCCTGAGTCAACTGCTCAACGCGCTATTCTAGACGCAGGCAAAGATGGAATTAATTCTGATATTATACTTACAGTAACTAACTCACACAAGAATCCAAATCTGCGGTTTAAGTTTACGAATTGCTTTCCTACAAATCTCGGACAGATTGATCTTAATATTAATGTGCAAGATGTTGCCTACGCAACTTGTAGTGTTACAATGAGATATGATACAATGCAAATGGAACAATTATAGAATCAACTATTGACATGTGACCTATTATTTGATATAATAGATATGAATTTAAAGTTTTTGGAATAAATTATGGATACAAATGATATATCAGCCTTATGGGCAGTAGATTGCATTATTGATGAAACGAACTTAGTAGGCGAAGCTCGAAGAATACCTCAAATGCACTCGAAGTATTATAACCTTTATTATAAGGAAGTACTTCGTGTTAAAAAACTCAAATCAGACTATACCTCTTTACATATGCTTAAGCGTGAGTATTATGACGGGTCAATGTCGGAAGAAGAACTCAAGCGTAATGGTTGGAGACCGTACCAACTTAAAGTACTGCGCGCTGATTTAGACAAATACATTCAAGCAGATAAAGATATTATTAAAATGAGTCTCACCATTGATTTTCATACTGCTAACGCTAACTACCTCGAAGATATAATAAAAACACTACACAGCCGGAACTTCATTATCAAATCAATGATTGATGTATTAAAATTCCAAGCTGGAGACTACTAGGATTACAAATGTTTGATAAAATAATGCAATGGGGATTCTTAAGAGAATCAGAAAAACAACAAAAAGAAACTCAACGAGTAATTGATATAATGAAGGACGATGTCGATCCTGAAGCAATTACAATTGAGAATGCGTATAAGACACGATGGATTTGGTACCACACTATATTAGCAATAGGTATCTTTATGACTAACATGTTACTACTTTCTATTTTACTACTATTGGCGGTGAAGCTATGATATTTTGGATTGGATTTATATTAATGGTTCTTAATGAAGGATTCGTTATTATGCGTCATGTACATCCTTGGTTTGCTACACAGAGAGAAGCCTTAATGGCAAAGCTCGGAACCAAGTGGAAGATAGTACATGGATTAGCAGATACATTATGGATTGCTCTAGTGGCTATAGGATTCGCGGTTAATCTATCAAACTGGCCAGTATATGTAATAGCATTACAAATATTTTGGGGTTCTGCACTATTCTTTGTTTATGTACCTAAACTAATTAAATTAATATTAAAAGCGAATGACTAATGAGTGAAGTAATTACAATAGATCCAGTAGATTCGGTCTATATGAGAATCGTAGCTGACTCAGGTGTTAAGATGGAATTGTCAGAGTACTTTTCCTTTAAGCCTGAAGGTTATCAATTCTCTCCAAAATATAAAGCAAGAATATGGGATGGAACTATTCGTATGTTTCAACCTATGCGACCAGTTTTATACGTTGGTCTATATGCCCATCTTAAAAAGTTCTGTGATGATAGAGACTATGTATTAGATGCTCCTGATGGTATTGGTGCTGACGAACTAGTAGAAGAAGGCTATCTTACTGAGTTATGTAAAGAGATCAATTGTAAATTTACGCCACGTGACTATCAAGAAGAATATATTGTTAATGCTATTCAGAAAAGAAGATCGTTATCTCTATCTCCAACATCTTCAGGTAAATCATTAATCATTTATTTGTTACAGCAGCATTACTATCAATCATTAGGATTAAGAACATTAATCATTGTTCCAACTATATCGTTAGTACATCAGATGGCTGGTGACTTTGTTGATTACGGTTGTGATGAATCTCTAATCTATAAAATACAAGGTGGAGTTGATAAGAATACTAAAGCTCCTATTGTTATATCTACATGGCAGTCTTTAGTTAAACTCGATAAAGATTGGTTCGACCAATTTGGTTGTGTCATGGGAGATGAAGCTCATACGTTCCAAGCTAAGTCTTTAACAACGATTATGCACAAAATGAATAACTGCGAATACCGTCATGGCTTTACAGGTACTCTTAAATCGGCTGAAAGTAAAACACATAGGTTAGTACTTGAAGGTTGTTTTGGTGAAGTAAAAAGAATCGTTAGTACTAAACGTTTAATGGACGAAGGTACTGTTGCTGACTTTGAGATTAAAGCAATTGTTCTATCGCATTCAAAAGAAGTACGAAAAGAATTTAAAAAAGCAATGGGTCAGGTAAAGGAAGCACAACGTAGATGGCCTGCTGAAAGAGAGTTTATTGTTAATCACGAAAAGAGAAATCTTTTTATACGCAATCTGTTATGGTCTCTAAAAGGTCAAAACAATTTAGTTCTATTTGACTTGGTTGAGAAACATGGTAAAGTACTCGCACCAATGTTAAAGAAAGAAGGTCGTGAACTGCATTTTATATACGGTGCCACGAAAGGGGATGAACGTGAAAGAGTTCGACATCTAGTTGAGAACGATCCAATTAAGCAACATGATATACTTGCTTCTTACGGTGTATTCAGTACTGGTGTTAATATTAAAAGATTGGATAATGTTATCTTTGCTACTTCTTCGAAGTCTGAGATTAAAGTATTACAATCAATAGGAAGAAGTCTGCGTAAAGCTGAGGACTCCCAGAAAGCAGTCCTGTATGATATCGCTGATGATTTGAGTTCAGGTTCGTATTCTAATTATACGATGGAACATTTTAAGAAAAGAATTGAAATTTATTCGTCTGAACAATTCGCGTTCAAGATATTTACCGTAGACATCTAATATGGTTTATTAAGATACGATATATCTATTATACAAGGAAAAAACAAAATGTCAATAGTTTTTTTCATATTAATGAAAAAAGATTCAAACGGATTAGAAACTAACTATTGACATGAACACAAAACTGTTGTATAATATAATCTATTATTTCAACAATACTATAAGGAATATTATTTGAAATGGCTAAGAAAAAGAATTACGTAAACAACAAAGATCTACTTGCAGCCTTAATCGCTTATGGTGATCTATGCAAAGAAGCAGAGAACTGTGGTGATAAGAATCCGCAAGTACCGGACTATATCGGTAAATGCATTATGATGATTGCTCAGAGATTGGCAACGCGTCCAAACTTTAGTGGATATATGTATAAGGAAGAAATGATCTCAGACGGAATTGAGAATTGTCTTCAATATATACATAACTTTAATCCAGAGAAATCGCAAAATCCATTTGCTTACTTCACTCAAATTATTTGGTATGCATTCCTACGTCGAATCTCTAAAGAGAAGAAGCAGATGTATATTAAATTTAAAGCTTCTCAAAGACAAATGTTTGATTCTGAAGTATTTGACGATTCAACTGGAACTATGGTTGGTGCTATATTGCCTGACTATATCAGTGAGTTCATTGATGACTTCGAAACTAAACTTAAAGTTAAGAAAGAAGAAGCTGCTGAAAGGTCTGCCGAAGCTGCTGCCAATGCAGCCGCCGAAGATAAGTCAGATACAAAATAATGAAGATACTAATATTTGGCCTCCCAGGCTCAGGGAAGAGTACACTAGCTGAACCGTTAGCGGATATGGTTGGTGGTGTATGGATTAACGCAGACAAAATAAGGGAAGAGTATAACGATTGGGATTTTACCGACGAAGGCAGAATGAGACAAGCAATGCGAATGAAATTTCTATCTGATGGTGTCGTAAAGGCAGGAAAGATAGCAATTACAGATTTCGTCTGTCCGTTTCAAAAAGCAAGAGATCAATTTGATCCTGACTATACTATTTACATGAACACAATAAAAGAAGGTAGATTCGAAGATACTAACGCGATCTTTGAGAAACCCACCGAAGTCGATTGTGAGATATCTAGTTTTTATCCAGATGCTCATGAAGAAATAGGTCAATTAATTTTAGATGGACAATGGCAGAAAAAGTAACAAAGCTAAGACACTTGGCGAAAGCAACAACGTGGCGAATCATAGCAAGTACAACTACAGCATGTATCGCTTTATATTTTGGTCTACCGCCAAAAGCAATAGGAGCAGTGTTTGCTGCTGATATGGTAATAAAGTTTATATTATATTATGGACATGAAAGGTTATGGTATAAGTATATCAGACTTGGAGTAAAGGAGTAACGGGAATGGATATTTACGATTTAGACAATCAATTTGATTTTAAGAAGCCTTCAGTACAAATGTTAGGCAGATGGCAGCCTTGGCATGAAGGCCACACAAAATTATTCACAAAGGCCTTGACATTGACGGGTCAAGTTGTTATAATGGTTAGAGAGGTTTATGGTATTGATGGCGATGCAGGCGCAGGGCGTACTCAGGATCAATCCGATAACCCTTTTGGAGAGTTAGTAACTATACAAGGTATCAAAGAAGGTTTAGAGAAGGCAGGATATACTGAAGGTGTTGAATACTGGATTATGGCTGTTCCTAATATTGTTGATATCTCATATGGCCGTGGAGTCGGCTACACGTTTACAGAACACGATTTAGGTGAAGATGTACACGCTATATCCGCGACAAAGATTCGCGAACAATTGAGAGATGAAGGTAAATTATGAAGATAGCTATCGTAACCGATATTCACATCGGGTGTAGAGGCGACTCAGCAGTATTCCACGAAGTACAAAGAAAGTTTTTCCAAGAGGTATTCTTTCCTTATTTAGATGAACATGGTATCACAACTGTGTTTGATCTTGGAGATACGTTCGACCGTCGTAAATATATTAACTATGTTTCCTTACAAAGAGGTAAGGAGTTCTTATTTGATGAGTTAGTTAAACGCAAAATTGATTTCCATGCACTGATTGGAAACCATGATACTTATTATGCAAGTACTAACGAAATCAATAGTATGAATCTATTAACTCAAGAGTATCCTCAGTTTACTTTATATCAAGATGAAGGTGTAGAGTTACAGATGGGATCTACAAAGTTTCTTATGTTACCGTGGCTCAATAAAGAGAACGGCGAAAAGAATCTAGAAATTGTAAAGAACTCTGATGCTAATATATTAATGGGTCACCTTGAAGTAAAAGGTTTTGAGATGATGAAAGGTGCGTTGTGTACGCATGGTATTGATATGAACGTGTTTAAGAATTTTGAATCTGCGTTCTCTGGTCATTTCCACCATCCTTCAAGATATGGTAATGTTGAGTACCTTGGATCTCCATATGAAATGACATGGTCTGATTATAAAGGCAGTCGTGGTTTCCATATATTTGATACTGAAACACGAGAGATGGTTAAGATTGAGAATCCTAATCGTGTATTCCATAAAGTATTCTATGATGATGATACGTGGACAGTTGACGATGTTGCTAATTATGACGTAGATCAATATAAAGATAAGTTTGTTAAAGTAATTGTACAAAACAGAACCAACGCATATCTCTATGATATGTTTATGGGTCGTATGTCCGAATGCGGAGCTGTTGATGTTAGAGCAGTAGATGATCATCTGAATTTAGACGCAGAAGGTGTTGATGAAATTCTTGATGAAACAAAAGATACGACAGAAATATTATCGCAGTATATTAACGGACTTGAGACCACGGTTGATAAGGGTAAGGTTAAAACGTTAATAGATGATTTATATCATGAGGCACTTAGTTTATAATGAGAATCAATTTTGAGAAAGTAAAATATAAAAACATACTATCAACTGGTAATACTTTTACTACAGTTGACTTGAATCTAGTTCCTAGTACATTAATTGCTGGGTCTAACGGTTCAGGAAAGAGTACTCTACTTGATGCAATTGTATTTGGCCTATATGGTCGACCTTTTAGAAATATTAATAAAGCTCAGCTAGTTAACTCTATTAATAATAAAGAACTCGTTGTAGAGTTATACTTTAAAGCTGCTTCAGATAAGTATATGATTCGTCGTGGTATTAAACCAAATATCTTTGAGATATGGAAGAACGGTGCTATGATTAATAAGGACGCATCTATTCGTGACTATCAAGGATTCCTCGAAGATAGCATTCTAGGTATTAACTTTAAAGCTTTTAATCAAATCGTTGTACTTGGATCTGCTACTTATATTCCTTTCATGGAACTCAGAGCATATCAACGTCGTGAGATTATCGAAGATCTATTGGATATTCAAGTCTTTAGTGTTATGGGTACATTAGCAAAAGAACGTATGTCCGCTATCAAGACTGATATTAACGACAACAAATATAATATAGAAATCATTGATAGCAAAATAGAATCGCAAGAAGAAAGCGACGAAGCAATACGTAATCTGAAGTCTATTGAAGTCGATAAGATCAAAGACAAGATGTCTGGCCATATTGATGAAATTGAAACAAAGAACTCAGCAATAGATACTCAAGACGATGTAATCAAAACTCTCTACGAGGATATTTCTGATAAGCCAGATGAAAAGGCAAAGTATACAGAAGCAAGTGAGCAAAGAGCTGAACTTGAAAGAAATCGTAAAGCGTTTGAAAAAGAACTGTCATTCTACGAACATAACGATGATTGCCCTACTTGTAAGCAAGGTATAGATCATGATTTCAAACAAGAACAGATCATAGATAAGAATCAACGTAAAGCAGCAATTGAAGCTGGCCTAGTTACTGTTGCTTCAGATATTGAAACACACACGAAAAGACTTAACTCGATTTCAAAGATAGAAGAACAGATTCAATCAGTTAACTTTAAGATCTCTGAAACTCGTGCTGAAATCAAAATGGCTAAGAACGCCTTATTGAGTTATAAAAAGGATCTTGATACAGCCAAGAAAGAAGTTGACGAAGTCGATACCTCAAAGCTTATTGCTCTACAGAAGGCTGTTGTTAATCTACAAGATGTACGATCTAAACTTCTTGATGAACACGAAGTACTAAATATTGTTCAAATGATATTGAGAGATGGTGGTATTAAAGCAAAAATTATATCTCAGTACATTCCAGTTATTAATAAACTAATCAACAAGTATCTTGCTGCGTTTGATCTATTCGTTGACTTTCAACTCGATGAAAACTTTGATGAAGTAATTCGTTCAAGGTTTAGAGATAAGTTTACCTATGCATCGTTCTCAGAAGGTGAGAAGCTACGTATCACACTATCAATTATGTTGGCTTGGAGATCAGTTGCTAAATTAAGATCTTCTGTATCAACGAATCTATTAATACTTGATGAAACGTTAGATGGTGCTTTGGACGGAGTTGGTATTGAGAGTTTGATTGAAACACTACATGGTTTGAATAACGATGATAATATCTTTGTCATATCACATCGCGGTGATCAGTTTGCAGAAAAGTTTGAGAACAACCTCAAGTTTGAGAAACTCAAGAACTTCTCAGAGTTAGTACAATAACCATTGACATCGGACACAAAACCTGTTATAATGGTACCATAAATTTGAAAAGAGCAATATATACACTATGACATCATTCTATACGTCTGTCGAAAGATACGGTAATAATATTCTACATCGCGGTTACGAAAACGGTAATAGGTTTTCATATCGCGTTCCGTTTGAACCAACCTTGTATATTCATACACCTAAAGCAGGAGCTGAAGGATATACTTCTTTAACAGAAGGTGGGTTACCAGTGTCTCCGACTAAATTTGGAGATATGCGCGAAGCCAAGACATTCATTGAAGAATATAAAGGTGTACACGGTATGAAGATCTTCGGATCTACTAACTACGTCACTCAGTTTATTCAACAAGAATACCCTAACAAGATTACATATGACGTAAGTCAAGTCAATATCGTATCGTTTGATATT